AGGGCATCATCAACTAGGTCGTCTATTTGCTCATTAGCAACGTTTATCTCTAATACAGGCGCTCCTAACTGCCTCTTACAGTAATCTATTAAAGTTTGTCTAGATGATGGTTTTGCCATTTACTCACAAATTCCCTATGTTTGTATTTATCTTAATAATTTGCTCTTACAATTGACATTGTTTCTTGCTGCTTAAAATAGAGTTTACAGAAAGACTTTGCCAAATTTTTTAAATTATTAATATCATCACACTCATCAATTTCAGCAGCTAGTTTTGTATACTCAAAACTTTTAGAAAGATTTTTTAGTTCTATTTCATTTGGGTCCATTTAATAACTCCTTTAGTAAGTTTTTAATTTCATCAATATCATCTTTCATATTAGCAACTTCTTGTTCTATATTTTGTACCTTTTGATTCTTTATATCTTTAGATTTACGTCTAGTAATATATTTTTGATACCCAATAGAATCAATGTTGACAATTGAATCATTGTCAGGGTCTCTCAAAAGATTTGAGTGACCCTCTACTCCGTGATAATCCATTATGCTAGTGCAATAACTCTAAGGTCTTTAACTCTAGGAACATAAATTTGATTGGTAGAACTCATCACAAGTTTAATTCTATAGTATCTGAATGGTTCCAGATTATCCATTGTGAATGTATATTCTTTATACTCAAGACTATTGCTATCAAAATCAAGATTATTCGTCTTTTGAATTTCAATGTCTGGATGCCCATCATTATCTTTTAGATTAATGATATTTCCATTCGACTTAAGGTTTGAGAATCCTGGGAATGCTGTGAAAATTGGGGATGACGTTGGTTCATTACCTATGCAATAGAATGCTCTGATATCAGAGAATGTATTAATATATGCATTAAGATTAATTTTGAGTGAAGTTGCAGAATTTTCTAGTGAAAGTTCTCTTGAAATATATTGGAATGCTGAAGGATCAGAATCAATACTATTTACTCTAGGGTCTGTGATATAATTTGATATAGGATTATTAATTCTATTTGTAGATAGAATAGTATTCATTCTTTGAGAATCAATTACAGGACTTACTCTTGTATCAATAGTATTAAGGAAAAGTCTAAGAGTCATAGACTTATTACCAGGGACATTAGTAAGTTTTAAATCCTCATTAACTTTAGAGAATATTGCTCTTGGTGTAGAAAGGAAATTGGGTTTGTTTAATGTAATAGGTTCAAATCCATTGTCAACAAATGGAATTTCGTTTCCACTAATTCCAGCAGTTGTTGTAGATCTAAATTGAGCACTGATTGTAGAACCCTGAACAGTTTGGGACTGGATCATTGGAGTTATAACTCCATAAGAAATATTCTGAGATGCTTTGATTCCATATCCACCAGCAGACTTTGTATCTCTTATATAAAGTGTAGGCGCAGTATCGGTTCCTCTTTCCACACTACGATCCAAATTATTTGTATTAAACACTTCTTGAGTGTTAAGTTTAATATAATAAGAATCTAAAGTAATTGGATTTGGAACAGTAACATCATTCATATCATGAATTTTGTTAATTCTAGCCAAATTAATACCAGACAATTCATACTTATAAACTAAAGTACCAATTGGATATGATGCTTTATTTGCACCTCTAGTAATCGTTCCTCCAATAGTATTACTACCAGAAGTTGCAGTATATTCAATAATTTCGTCACCAACTTTTAAGTATCCCCGATTTGTATTTCCTACAGGAAAATTCTCAAATTCGCCAAAATTGGTGTTATTTTCTACCGAAAGTGCTGCTGTTGAACCTGCGGCATATGCGACTGAGAGTCTAGTTGGAACTAAATCAGATTCAATACCAGATATCTCAACTCTATTATCATCAAAATACATACCATGGTTCAAATGGTTTATTTTGATATGTTTTCCATCAGAATCATCAGTAAATGGTGTTATTGCAGTTGGATATGCAACTCCAGCAACGTTACTAATAGCAAATGTGGTGAAACCAACTGTCGTATCACTGGAAACGTATGTAATTCCATTACTACTATTTGCAACAAAATCACCAATTACATTGTCTAATATCAAAGTATTTGTGGCAGCAACTCCGGCAACAGTCAATCTCAAATCTCTTCCAACATTATCACTAGAAATACTAAGAACATCTCCTACTTGGTACGCGCTACCACCGATATCAGTCGCAATTGTTGCACCAATAGCAACTCCATTTTCAAAAGTAATATTGGCACTAGCACCACTACCATTTCCAGATAATGTAGTTAAAACTATGGCCCGCGTCTCAGCACCAGTTGAAGGAATATACCCAAGACCTCCATTGGATACTGTTAATTCCCCTGTTGCAGAACCACCGGCACCAACTAAATTGCCTGTAGCATTAGTGCCCACCTGTTGGAAAGTGTTTCCTAATCTATAATCATTCTGGGTATCATCTGGCGCATTAAGGACAATTTTAAGTTTTCTTGACTTTAATTCTATAGAATTTGGCAACAGATTTGGAACCTGCTTGTTGCCTACTGATAGACGTGGATTGTATACATCAATAGAACCAGAAACTTCAAATTCTGCTCTATAGAGTGTAAATTTAAGATCTTCCCACTGACTTGCTTCCCAACCAGAAGCGTTTTGAGATTTAAACAGTGATCCTAAGAATGGTTGAGAGGAAATCAAAGTATCTGTTAGGAAATCTTCTTGACCAATTCGTGATACGAATGTAGTATATTTTGTAGAATTGGTAGAAAGGCAAATCGCATATTCTTTTCTACCTTCAAGATAAATTGGTGCCTTGAAAGTAAATGACGTAGCAATTGAACTGTCTGTAGAAATTGAAACCTCATCAGGATCCAAAATTACTTCCGACATGGGAAGAACTTTAGAAGTAGGAATTCCACCATCTACGGTTCTAATCTGCAAGGTGATAGGAATCTCCATATCATCTTTTTCTTTAAAGAAAATATCACATCGTGTAACAAAGATACCAGTTTCATCATCAACAGTAAACGTTTGTGCAAGTGGATCATACCAAGCAGTAATAGTCTCTGGAGAGGTTCTATTAACTACACTGGTTCCTACAATTTGTGTGCCAGAAGATTTACTTACAGTCTGCTGTTCAAATTCTTTTCTATCTTCGAGTCGAATACTTCTAACAGAACCCTCATTTTCGATAATTCCAGTGGCAGAGTATAATTCTGATGCAATAGTGGTTACATTTTCAGAATCATTATTATTACTACTGGAAAGAGTAAACGATCTAATACCAGATTCAAATCTTGGATGATATGAAGTAATTGTTTCTGGAATATAGAAACTACCAATAAGTGATGATTGGTTATCGACAACTAATTTTAAATCGGATACGGTTGCTGTAGCACCACTACTTTCTCCAACAAGTAAAGTGCCAACTTCAATATAACCATAATACTCACCTTGAGTTTCATTTGACAATGAATATGTGTCAATATTTAATATTGTTGAAGTAGAATTATATGAGGAAGGAATTAATTGTCCATTGTAGGGGTTTTGTTCGTAAGTTCTAGTTGCAGAATTATACTCTCCTTCTTTATGATTAATTTGAGCAATTCTTGCATAGAATTTAGGTGCAGAAACACCTTTCTTCAAAGGAACACTACGCACATTCTCACCAACAGTGAATGTACCTGAGGTCATTGTAATTTCAATGAGTTTTGGAGTACAATACCTAGAAACATCTACTCCATCAAAGTATGGATAAACTTCAGTTCCTGGTTTTAATTTTCTTGAATTAAATTCAATATTTCTAGATCTCATAAATGGAACTAGATCTCTACTCACAGTTCTATCATTGATAGAACTCTTTTCATATTCTTCATGAACAATAGTTCTTGTTCCACCTCTAGATTCTGTTCCAAGATCAAATGTTTCTTGAAATTCTTCTTGCGAAACAGTAGTAGTGTTCCTTCTTACCCACTGACCTGGACCAGTTGTTCCATCAAGTTTTTTAGTAGATTCTGAAATAGCGTCAGTTGCTGCTCTACTTTCAGATTCAACAGTATCTAATACACCAGTCCAATTAGTTTCCCAAGAATCCCAGAGAATTGGAATAAATCCAGTTTGAGGATCTAATTCGTTTGTTCTTTCATAGTAATCAACTGTAGCAGCATAATTACCTTCAGTCTCAATAATTCTAGTTTGAACTCTAACAGTATCAACCCAAGTATCTGAAGCTGGAGTAAGTTCAATAGTTCCTTGCCAAAAACTTACTGTAAATGGTGTAATTGTTTCTGATCTTGTTGCGAATGTTTGTTGTAACCAATTAACCTCAGAATAATTAAGAGTGACAATATCACTACTTCTAGAAATATTCTCACCATCGATAATATTAAATTTAAAATCGGTAGATGAGTCAACTCCCTCAACTGGTCCAAATATTAGATCAACTGAGTTTGTATAATGTTTTGGTCTGAGTTCTTTGTTTTTTCTGTCAATAGAATTATTAATTGTTGATTTCATCTCCTGCGATTTAAAGGAGTTAAAATTGTCTACGAAAAATCCACTTTTAAATCTATTGAGACCATCAGAATCTGCGATAAATGCACTTTCTGTTTTAGACTCAAGAAGAGATAGTGAAGTGTAATACTCAAGATTTCTAATTCTATTCTCAAGTTGTTTAATATCCGACATTCTATATCTCTTATGCTCTAAGAATTTAATAGATGCCTGCTCAGTATTAAACAGATATGGAGGTAACTTAATTGATGCAATCTCCATTGCATCATTAATTCCTACAGGAGGTTCTGGTTTTTCTGCAGGAGTTCCATAGACAACTTGGAACTTACCATCTTTTGTAAGGAATAACCTATCAATTCTTCCAAGATAATATGAAAAATCAAATACTAAATTTTCTTTAGAAGCAAGAATATTTGCCCCAGAATTACCCGATTGATTATATGTTCTTCCTTCAAATTCTAATGGAGAACGCGATCCTTCAGAAACTGTATAATTTGAAACTCTTGGTCGCACATCAATAATATCACTATTAGAAATTCCATCAATAGATTGAATTTCTGTAGCATAGTCAAAAGAAGTATAACTTTCTACAGTTGTGATATCTCCAGTATCTCCTGTATCATACTTAGCCGAAGCAAAGTAAGTTATTAATTTTTTAGTTGGTTCAGAAGCAGAAGATCTTCTTCTTAGAGAACTATGTCCATAAACTGTTTTTCTTTGCCCACTACTAAATGTATAATTTGACGATATATTAAAACTTTCTTCAACAATAACACTAATAATTCCTTCAACTAAACTATCTTGGAAAATAGCAGTTTCACCTTCAATAAAATCAATTTGATTTTTTACAATAAAAGATACACTTAGATTATCGGGTTTTCCTACACAGATAGCGATAGCTCCGCTAGTTTGACCAATAAGTATTTCTCCATTAACAACATCTTGAGTTGTAGAAGTTTGACTATTTACTCCAGAAAATGTCATTTTTGGAGCAATAGGATCTCCAGTTCCACTTGATTCAAATATTCCATGAATTTCTAAAATATCAGGAGCATTTATGGAAATAATTTCATCTTCAACTCTAGTTCCAAAAGGATAATTTCCATGCTCAAGACCATTATTTAAAGTTGTTGTGCCAATACCAGATCCTTCAAGTTTTGATTTATCTACAATCAAAGAATTTACATTAATTTTATTTTTAACTTTTGACTTTGGTTTTGATTTTTTTAAAGTAGTAACTAGTTTTGCCGCACCTGCACCGCCAGCAATATTAAATATATTCAATATTTTAGTGCTAGTTGAATTGAACGACATTTTATTTTCTGTCAGTTCAATTGTTGCTCCAGTATCAGTTCTAATAAGAGAATATCTATTTGGAACAAATGGCAAGAATACTTCACGATCTCCTGCATCCATTGTTGTTCCAGTATCAATAGTTCCATTTGCAAGAATGTTTACATCAAAAACTTTTCTAATAGTAATTGAAGACTCATCAAGATTTATATTAGCAATGTTTTGTTTAGTTAGTTTTGTATATAAAGTATTATCCGAAGATTTATCCAGGGATGTTCTCACAATATCCATGTCAGCAACATCAATAAAACCTGATGAAGGAAGACTTCCATTAACGACACCGGTAACTGCTTGAACTCCCACTGCAGTAACACTACTGGCATTAACTGCCGTTACTTTAACCATAATTTTATCAGTAGAAGTTACAAGATCCGAATATGTAATGAGATCACCGACTTTAACATTATCTAAGAATCTTGGGTTAGCACTTGTAATACTTCCGGAAGCATTAACCTGTCCAACACCAACATTAAATGATCTTGTTTGAATAACGTCACCGGCAAAAGCGTTAAGTCCAATTAATCTACTGTCTGTAGCAAAAACCGATTTTACATCAGCAATAGATTTTTCTGTGATTGCAATTGCAATTCTACCGTCTTGATTTCCATTAAAAATTAGGGATTCGTTTTCAATAAATGAACCATTTCTTTCATAAAGAGTTAATGCTGTAGAATTAGTAACAGCATCTCTAAGAAATGCAGTAGCACCACTATTAGCACCCTTAACAAAAGTTGGTACTGTTAATGTATGTGCTTGGTTTAATGTAAGTTTTGTAAATGGTTGAACATCAAACAGAGAGAGACCCCATTCGTTAGTATTTGCATTATCTGCGCTATATGAACCAGACTCTAATCTAAAGTCATAAACTCTAGCAAGACCAACTTCTGTTCCTGGAACAACAGTTTGATTGGAACCACATCTTTCATCTCTCAAACTTATTATATATGTATTACCAATTCCAATACCTGGTGCAGGCGTTCTAAATACCCGATTTAGTTTAAGTGTGGAACCAGTATTATATGATAAAGATTCTGCCTCAACATCATTAGTTGTTCTTGGTTTTTCAACGTCAATAAATGTTGGTGTTGAAGTCTCAATCTCATATCCTTTTACATATGCCTTACCTGATGAAATTTTAAATATTGCTAAATCATCAGATGCTAAAGAACCTCCATAAGTAAATTCTCCACCTACAAATAATCCATTGTTGCCAAGATTATTATTAAGCGAATTAAATACCGATACATCAAAAGGTTTTACTACATAATGACCACTCTGTTCAAAAGTTCTTTGTGCCAAAGTATCCATCAAGTCTTCACGGAAGACTTGATTTGAACCTGCTTTTGTATTTTTAATCTGCGATCTTATAATTCCATCTTCGATTACTGCCAATTCAATAAAATTATTATCATCAAAATCATCAAGTGGTTTTTTGAATAGACTTACTGAAATTTTTAATCTATCTGCACCAGGTGCCGAATAATTGTTAAAACCTTGAGAATTGTCATTTAGAGTCTGATCTAAATCTGAAGTTATAATTTCTTCTCTAATCTGAAGACCAATTCTGTAATTAGGTCTATTTGAATACTGATCCAAAATTAAAGTTTCAGTATCTACTTGTATAAAATTACCCCTAATAAAATATACACCTTGCTGAATTTGGAATGCAGATCCAATAGAACTTGCATTCTGAGGTATTGTTACCGCAAAAGGACTATTTGCAGGGATTGTAGAATTTCCTAATAGGCTAGAATTTATTGCATCACTACAAACTAATTCCTCATTATCAAAAAATTCTTGAGTTAAATTATTTGCAGTATTTGAATTTATATAATTTACATATAATGTTAAATTTCCATTAGCAGAATCTGTAGGAAGAAGAACACTGTCAACAACTGCAGTTACTCCAGAGTCTTGTCCGGTTATTTTTAATCCTACAAGTTGATCTGAATAAGCAGAAACCGGAACACCTTGATACGAATTATTCAACTGAACATTATAGTAAAGTTGCGTGTATCCTGTGTTACCTGGTATTACTTTAGAACCCTCTTTAAAAAAGTGCTGACCAAATTTTTCAATCTGATTCTGAAGAATTGATTGAAGGTTTATTAGTTCTCTTGCTTGTACTGGATAACCAGGTTTAAACAGAACTTTATGAAAATCACTGGACGGGTCGTAATCATCAAAATATGGCGATACGTTGAGATTAGTTTGTTGTGGCATAATCCTTTAGAACTGCAAGATAATTTTTATGTCTTCTTTTTGATTTGACGATCTAAGAATAGAAGGTCGGTTATCAACGTAAATGATATTACCAGATTGTTTTTGAACCTCTGGTAAAGCAATACCGTCAGTGAAACTAAGACCATAATAATAAGTTCTACTATTTATTACAGTAGAAGTACCCGTAAAGGCACCGTCAATACTTAAATTAGAATTACTACCATTATCCGGTATAATTAAAAGTGTACCGCCAGTATCCGGAGAACTTGTAAATTCTGTTAAATCATATCCATGTCTTGGAGTAATATTTGATGTACCATTAGAGGTATTAAACCCAACAAGATATCTATCCTGCCAAAATTTCAATATTCCAGTTGTTTGATCGTAATTAATCACTCTACCAAAAGCAGTTGTTCCTGTTGCAATAGTTTGAGAAACAAATGTATTTATAGCAAACTCGGCAGTACTATACCCTGTTCCTACAAGTTTTAAAGCGCCAACAACACTTGCTTTGGGTTTATCAAGAAGTGTAGTTGAATTATATTCAGTTGGATTTTCTACAATACCAACTCTAGCAATTTTATTCCCGGTAACGAAATCTGGATTTTGAGTATCATTTTCGATTCTTGCATAAAGCAAAAGATTAGATGCTCCCATTTCTCGATATATATCATATCCATGCCCACCCTGAGGAGGAATAATAACGTCAAATGTTGGTCTAACTGTTCCAGTAGGAACAGAACCTGCAACTAAGTCTACAGTTCCATATGTATATCCAGAACCTTGATTTGATACCTCTACAGATAAAACTTGTGAGTTTTCATCGATTGTAATAGTACACTCTGCACCAACACCATCTCCTTTAATAGGAACATTTCGATATTGTAAATTTGCTGCTCCAACGCTCAATCCCTTATTCCTTACTGTTACGATTTTAATTGAACCACTAACAGCATTGTCTCTCACAAGAGCATTATCTGAAGATGTTTCCCAGTTATTTGGAACTGGCATAAACTCAGTTGAATCAAATTTAATAATATCTGAAGGACTCAAAGTATAGAGATACTTCCAAATATATCCATCTCCACTTGAACCAGCAACTCTTGGTTCTAAGTCAGTAAATGTGGGTTCATCAAGTGACGGTTTTCCTGTTGGATTATCGGGACTTGTTCCATTTTGAAGACAAATATAAATCCTAAAATCTTTATTCATCACATAGAAAAATGAGGAATAAAGATTTGTTGCACTTGAAACTGCAGCAAGATTGTCAACACTATAATCATGACGATACATATCATATTTCGACCCTGAAGACCAATTTCTTTTTGGTATAACATGCATAATATCTGAAGAAGTAATTCTCTTCATAGCAACCATAGTGTCCCAATAATCATTCTCCTGATTAAAATTATCTCTTGGAGAAGGAGGTCTAGCTTCCCATGTGTCACTAAAATCGGTAGAATTAGTTAATCCCACAAAAGTATAATAAGCATTAGAAGTGCTTAATACACCATTGCGAAAATTTTTCGAGTTCAAAATTCTAATTTGATCTGTAATTATTGCAGACATTTTGCCACAGTTTTTTCTTTATTTAGTTACGTAGTTGTGGTATATCCCACAAATGCTAGAGATCTCTCTCTTACCACAAGTGGGGAGGTAGTAATGCCACTTATTCCTTGTGAGTTATATGGATTATAGGTAGTAGAAATTGCTCTACTCTTAACTACAATTCTACCCCAACTATATGAACCTTGATAATGTGATGTAGTCATTCCAGTGCTTCCAGTCCAATTAGCATCAAAATCAAATCCTACAGGAGGGTTATCAACTCTTGCACGAACTCTTGCTGTTGCTGTTCCAATTCCACCCATATTTCTAGGTTCTTTTACAACTTCTATTACTTCATAAACTCCATCAATATATGAAGTGCTTATACCCAGAACTCCACCAGCACCATCATAACTTGTGATAGAAGTATTTGCTGTTCCAACATTAGAGTTGTAGATAGTAAATGCATCCCCTTGCTCAATTTGAGAAGTGGTTATCGCAAACCCAACATACTTAATATTATCGAAAACTTGATCCTGCGCTGGAATAAAGAGGTCAAACAGTGCAAAAGTTTCTCCTGAAATAGAAGTTGTTGCAAATCCAACAACTGTTCCAGAATCTCCTCTATAACCATCTGGGAAATAAACCTCACATTGTTCAAGTTTAGATGCTTGTGCAGGAGAAATTAGAACTTTAGGTGCTGTTACCGTTGAATATCCAACACCGCCATTAGTTATTGTTATTCCAGTAACAACTCCATTCGTAAGCGTAGCGGCCGCAGATGCTGTCCCACTTGTGCCAATACCTACACCATTTGTACTTGCAATACTTACCGTAGGAACTGTAAGATAACCATGTCCACCATCTGTTATTAATATTGATGAGACGGTTCCTGCAATAGAAACAGTAGCAGTGGCAGTAGAAGGTGATATTTCCCTTTGTGGGTGAATTTTAATTACGTTTTGGGCAAGTTGTCCTTGAACGGTAGTAAATTCATCACTTTGATTGAACAGAGGTCTAGTAGTATTAACACTAAACACTGTATCACCAAGACCAACTGGTTTAATTAAGTATGCATATGGTATAATATTTGGTTCATAGAATGTTCTTGCCTTAGAGATTGGCAATCCATTAATTATCTTATCTTCACTTTGACGACACCAATCAACTGGTCTAACTAAATCAATATCGGCAGAATTTCCTGGTCCAAAATACGGAAGAGTTTCTACTGTATCTGTTGAAACAACATCTGTAACAGTTCTCTTATTCTCATCTAGAATAACATCATTTGAATTAATATTAAGAGTATCTCCTTCTTTTACTGTTTGTATTACCTCAGTTTCAATAACATCAGTTTCACCATTACCTTTATAGAAAAGAATTCTTAAGAAATCACCAACTCTAGGTGCTTCGGTAAATCTAATTCTATTTCCACCAAAGAAGAAATATGATTTTTTAGGGACTTGAAGAATATTATTTAAAAATACCAACAATAACTGATTAGGATCAATTTTTGAATCTTTTGAAGCAATGATAGACAGTCTTTTTCCGTCTCTAAATAGCGGGAAAAGTTTTCTCCTACCATTAATATAAGCGTCAACATTATCAAGTAGTTCAAGTTCACCAACATTCCACCCGTTGAATGTATCATCAAAAGTCTTTTGTACATTAATTTGGAATTCACTAAAGTTTGATAATGTCGGAATTCCTGCCAATCCTCCAGTTTGCACTGTTAAGATATTGTTATCTCCATATGCATAACCACTATTTGTAAAGTTGAAAGAAGATACACTAGAACCATTACTGACTAAAACATCAACTCTAGCTTCCGTTCCTAAACTAACTACTGTATTATCATTAGAAAATATTAAGGGAATATTTCCATATGGTTCTGGATCATCAAATATTATCTGGGGCATTAATTCTTGATCTATATCAAGATCATATCCTGGATTGGTTATAGTAACATTAGGTGAAATATGTCCAGTTCCAATTATGACAGTTGCAAAACCAATATGTTGAATAGATGTAGTTGCTGTACTAACAACAGCACCTGCATCAGCAGAAACAAATGTATGGGTATATTGACCACCAGCACGAACAGCATTTAATGCTGGACCTTGGAATGAGTGGAGATAGTTACCTCCAGAGATAACTGCTCCAGTCGTTGCAGATACGAATGTATGTACGTCAGTATTTGTAGAAGGAATGGTTGTTAATACTTGAAGTGTGATTGTAGTTTCAGTTACTGACGCGATGTTAATTGCAGTATCATAGAATGGATCATTGCCATTAGATCTCGGATATGATTTTTCAGCAGCAGGACCAGTAGCACCACCATATCCACAACTAAATGTCAATGACTCAGTTGCTAATTTAATACTTGTACCAGCAGTTAAATTATGCGTACCAATTTCAAGAACCATCAATCCTGTGCTAGGATCATATGTTGTTCCTGCACCTGGTGTATATGTTACCAGAGGTGAAGCACCAACATTGACAGTAATTGTGTTAGAGGTTACTGCAGTAATATCAAGAGTAGTATTTGCCGCAGGATCAGTTGCGCGAGGATATGTCTTGGTTGCTGTATTGCCATCCATTGCACACTTAAAGGATAGAGAATCAGTTTCAATAGATATACCTCTATCAGCAACTAAATTATGACTACCAATAGTAAGTTCCAAATCTCCTGTTGCTGCAGTATATGTTGCATCTGTAACATTAAAATATGCAAAGGTTGAGAGACCAACAAATGCTTTTACACTTTGATCTACAACATCTTCAAGTCTTATAGGTCTATTCCATGCGTTGGTATCAAGATTTGGTCTAGGGTATGATTTAACTCTAGTATTATTATCACTAGTACAACTAAAGTTTAAACTTTTGTCTTTAATTATAATATAATCACCCTGGGTTAATTCATGACCTACTGGAAGAGTCATAGACATAAATCCAGTTTCTGGATTATAATCCGCACCTAATACATCATAAGTAAGACCTGAAACTACTCCTGGACTAATACTACTAGTAGCAGCACTAACATTAACAATACCATATGGAAGTGTTACACCAATACTTACCTGAGTTCCAGATGGGATATCATAAACCGAAGTTTGAGTTGATGTAAGTTCAATAAAAGTATTACCAATACCATTAAGTATCGTAGCATATTGTGCTCTAAATGTTCCAATACCAATATATGCATTAGTTCCATTATAAACTTCACTTAAAATACCAAATACGCTATTTAAATTATCTATGAAAATCTCTGTTGTACCAGCAGAAACTAGATGATTTGTTTTTGTAATAATTTCATGATATTCTTGAGACCTATATCCACTTCCCGTAAAACCAACGCTAACAGATGTTACCGCCCCTGATGCACTTACAGTAACTGTACCTGCTGCAGAAACAAGAGGTTGGTATCCAAAACCCTCAGTGGAACCAATAGACTGAATAATACCAGCAGCAGGGAAACTACTAATTCCAACATCATAACCAATATCTCTTGCATCACCATTAAATACAGCACTGGTAATACCTGCAGTGTATTCTATCATTCTATAATCTTCTTCAACTGTAATTCCTGGAAGTTGAAATACGCTATTGATTAGTATAATAGCATTTTCATTTGCAATATCTGCAATATCTTGACCATCCGTTGTTTTTAATGGGAACGTATTTTCAAGCGCATTAAATTTATCCGATACGTCTTTGAATACAGTATTTCTTCGATAGGTTTCACTGGTGCCAGTAGAAACCTTTCCTCTCATATAACTTCTTCCATGAAAACTAGAACCTTTAGCAATTCCCTCCCAATCAATTGAGTTAGGGTCTGATGGGTCTGATACCGGGTCAGGACCATAAGGTGGTTCTGCAAAACTAATTGTACTATCAATTATATTGTAGTTGCCAGAAATTTTAGTTATTATATCACCAGCTGCATGGTTGGCAAACTTAGTTCCTAATCTTGCTCTCCTAACTCTTACTTTATTTGAAGTATTGTTAGCACCAACCCCAGAAATTTTCATAATTTCATTATTAATTTGTACAAAGTCTCCACCAAAAAATGAAGTTACTCCAACAAATTCAATAATATCGGTTGTTGAAAGTGCTGTTGCATTTAAAGAACTTGTAATTGCTGTAGAAACAACAGGACTTTGAATAATATTATCAATAGTAACAAGAACTCTTGAATTTTGTTTAGTTGTTAAGAATCTATGTGAAGTTCCACTTCCCACACTTGTAATATTAATTAAATTTGGATTTGCTAACTGCGCGTCTGCTGGACTAGTTGCTAACCCAACAAAAGTATCATCAATTTTAACCATAAAGAGATTTTCAATATCATTAGGGAGAATAGTAGTTAATCCAATTCCAGTGATAAATGTTTCGCCTACACCAATTGCAGAAGATGGGTCATTTACGTCGTTTCTGTAATAACTAACTCTTTCTCCTGAAACGAAGAAATGGTTTGGTAGCTTAATTGTGTTATCAGTTGTGCTAACAATACCAGGATTTCCTCCGTCAAACCAATTTTCAAAAATATCCTGACCTTCATGAGTTAAGTCAAAATCAGTTTTAACCGCATTAAATGTTCCAACATAATCATCTCTATCAGTAGTAATAATACCATTATTAAAATTAGTAATTGTATCAACATCATCTGATGTTTCTGATTTTAACTGTTGAGCAAGAAGATTTACCTCTACATCTATATTTGGAATTGGCGTAAATCGCAACTCAGCACCAAATCCAGTATCATCTATTGCTCCACCAAAAGTACCAAGACCAACATAAGAACCAAGTGTATCTGATGTAGTTCCCAGATTTGAGAACTCTGTTACGTAGATATCACTACTTATACCAACACCATTAATAGTATCAACCACAAATAATTCTACAAACTCATGTCTATTATTAGTTTTATCTGCAATATGTACATAATATTTTGCTGCATGGAATTCTTCAGAATTTGCAATATACCTATAATCATTAATGGTTGTAATTCCAGGGCTTGCTGATGCTGCAATAGTGGTAGATTGACTTTGCATTCTAGCATGGACCATATTAAAATCCGTAGAACCACTAGTAGCAGTTTGTGCTAGTCCAATTTGAATTGTATTGATAACCGCAGTTGTTCCAATACCAACATTTGGTACATACTCTACTTTAAAATTATTACCCTCAATATATGGGTAAAAAGTTCCATATCCTATAGATCCTTCAGTATTTGCCGGTGGATCGGAAACGGCACCGAATTTAGTAGCCAGATGTGCAAATTCTCCAGAAGTTACTATGTTAGTTCCATCATGAACAAAATTAATTTGAACAAATTGAAACTCTTCATTCTGTTCTCCACTATCTGGATTGATTGTGACCATAACCGAAACAGAATTATAAGTGCTTCCAATAGAAACAATAGTAACACCTGTTCCAACAGTATTCAATTCTGTGCTTGATGTGTTTATTATTGCAACATCACTAAAAGAACTACTTCCTATGCCGACAAAATTATCATCGATTTTATAAGAAAGGTATGAAACATTAAAATCATTAAATGCTACTTTGTCTGATATGGGGAAGTATTGAATTAATCCTTCTCCCCTTTCAATTGCAAAATCAAATGACCCCATATCTGAAATCGTCGAATTTATAGCATATTCATTAGTATATCCATAAGTTCCATCATGAATAACATCGAAGATGGAAACTTGCCTTTCTGAAGTAAATCTTTGATCTCTTACAAGAGTGATAAATCTTAAAAATCTTGACTTATCAAGATCAAATCTATCAATATTAACAAATTCTTCACTTCTTGGTCGATGACTAAACAAACTACTAATATCATCTATTGATAAAACTCTATTAGAAACTGCCTGGTCGAATGATGATATAAGTCTACTTTCAAAAATAATTTGTGTAGAAACTAAATCAACATCTCCCAAAGAAATAAAATTTTCTCTAACTAAGTCAAAATCATTAACACAATTAATATCTATAGTTTCTACAATATCTTTTATAAGGTTTACATAACTAGAACCTTGAGTTGGGGAAGTAGATACTTTAAGACCTTTTTCATATGACTCTAACTGATAGTTCGCAAATTTTTTGTATCCAGCAACATGATTCATTGAAGATACAGGATCATTCCATATTTGTAATGGAACAGTAGATTTTAGAGAATATGAGAAGTTCTGATAATAATCGTTATCAGGAATTCTTTGAAGGTCGTTATTTAAAAATCCTGCAATTGCTTTCCAACCTCTATTCTGTTTAATTGTACTGCCGTATTTACCATATTCTTTGAATGGGAATAATACGCTACCAACTGTTCCAATAGACTTTGAGGTTTGACCAGTAATATTTTCATTACCCTCAAATTCATCTATAGAATTAACTTTAAGAATTGAAAATTCTTTATCCCATTCTTCTACAATAGCAGTCTTATTATTACTTCTAATTATCTCATCTTTAATAAATTCATTCTTTTTAATCTTTATATCAAAAATTGGAAAGTCTCTTTGTGGGAGTAATCTTGCAGCTGAATTAATTTTATCGTATGCAATAACAGTTTCAGTATTTTTTAACTGTTCTGCCATACTGAATGAAACAGACCCTGCTCCACCACCAAGATTTGGATCAATTGCAGTAATTGTATATAAATCGTAATTAAATTCTGAACTATTAAACCCTCTAGAGTTTCCAATACCCGGATTAGAACCCTCAATCATTATCTTTTCACCAATAACAAATGGGTAGTAGTCCCCAACAGAATATTCTGTTGCTACTGTTGCTGTAGCAATTTTAGACGTTGAGTCATATACAATACCATTACTAAGTTGACTATTGTCAATAGGAACACCTGCCCCAGAATTTATTGGATAAATTTTCGGAACAACATTATTCATCCCATAAGTATTACGTAATATAGTTACTTCAGCACTAGTGCTGGTATATTCTAAGTCAATATCAGATACTATTTCTTCAGAAACTGCATCAACAACTACTAGTTGTTGTTCTCCAAAATAACCTCTTCCAAAAGAAGAAATTCCAATAAAATCAATTGATGAGAATGGAGTTATTTTTAAAGATTGTGAATAGTAAAATAATGGTCTAATCGTTTGATCATATGGAAAATCATATCCATAATTAGTTATTTCAACATTTTTAACTAACCCAATATCTAAACTTTGCAATTCCAAATCACAATCAACACCATTAATAGAGGTTACTGTTGTAAAACCTGGAAGTGTATTGTAATTGTCCCCAGTGTTTAAAATTTCTAGTTGAGAAATGGGACCATCTGTATGTGTACAGTCTGTAATATATGACAATGATGCATTAGTTGATCCATAAGATACAACTTCTGGTTCACTAGTCAAATTATATGTAAACGTACTGGCGGTAGAAACTTTTACCTTGTGTGAACCAGAATATGAACTAGGTGAAACTTTAATAAAACCTGCACCATTTACGGTTGTGTCAAGATATACATCTTTCTTTGTTTTTGATAGTGGAACACCTTGAGTATACTTTGGAACAAGGTTGTAATACAAATCTTTAGGTGTATTAGAATCTAAAAATAATGTTACAGTAGCATTTGAACCTACTATACCACTTTTTACTACTTTAAATTCACTATCCTGTGGATTTTTTGTCCACGGTTTGGTAAATGTATTTCCAATATAGAAATCTAACTGAAATCCAGGATATTGAGATGAAAAATATTCATATTGCAAAGAAGGATCTGATAAGTCAAACTTAAGTGTACTATATCCTTCAGTATCAATAGTTGGGTTTACTGGACTTAATGTCCCCGCAGTAGTTGCAACACCAACAACAGTTATTGGTTGATCAAGTTTTGAATTATAAAGTGTTTCTGAAAGTTTAAAATTGTTATTATTAATTTTTACTGCAAAATATGGACTGTTATTAGAGTAAGCAGATTCTGACCATTCACTGGTATGAATTAACTTATCACCAGTAGAAAATCCATGGTCTTGAATAGTAATAACTCCAGTTGATGTATTAATGCCAGTCGGTTCAAAAGATTTTGGATTTATTAAAATATTTCTATTAAAATCATCATATTTTACAACTACAGTTTTTCCAACTTTGGGTTGAACATCAAATAATATTCTATGATCAGAACTTAAACCATGAGTAGTTGCAGTTGAAACAATAACTCTATTTTTAATTGCATCTGAAGTAATTTTGGGATACTGTGTTGTAAAACTATGATATGTAAATGTACCACGATTAATAAAATCAACTGGACCAATATCTTTAGTTGTTGCCGCTATACCAGAAAATACTCCTGTCGATCCAATCCCAACTTTAACTGTTGAAATTCCAATAAAATCTTTATCAAACTTAGCGACATAATATGTTCTACCATTAACTAAGTCAGAACCAATACCAGACGTTGTAGTAGAGTCTTCATATTTAATTGAACTACCTCCACCATTATTAATATTATATACTACTGCATCACCAGTTTTTAGGTCATGACCTCTCAAGTATATTGACTTTGGTTTAATATAAATTGATGTACCACCAGCTCCTGGAACTTCAAATGATATCGTACTCCCCGTTCCAGGATTCCCATACCCACCAGATAATCCAACAGATTCTTGTGGGTCAAAATAATACTCTTTATTAGGTTTAAACTTAAAGGATTTATCATGATCAGATTTAAATTCAAATCTCCTTTGGTCTATAGTTGCTGCAACCCCTACCGTATGAACTCCTGAAACAGTATCATCAAACTCTCTAATAATTCTAAGTCTTCCTGATAAGGAGTCTACATGTAGAACTTTAACTCTTTCTTGATGAATCTGAATAACATCATTTTCATTAATACGATCAAAGTTTGAATTTGATACATGCACAAAAGTTACAATTCCCGTGTTTGACACTGGACCTAGAGCATGTGCAGTGGTCCCTAAACCAATTAATGTAAGAGTTGTTGCTGGAACTACTACAGAATAATTACCTTCTAATTTTGATCTAGTTGTAGAAAAATTAGTTAAGGATATTAATTCGCCATTAAAATACCCATGAGCAGTAGATGCTACCCCAACAAATATACCTTTTTTCCCAGACGACAAAATTTCAATAAGAGTTTCACTATGTTCATTCTCAATTTTACTAATTTCTTTACCTTCTACGAAAGAAACTTTAGCAGCAACTCCGTTTCCAGTATTTTCTGTTTGATCGAATACTAATCTATCTCCTACTTTGTAAGAGTTTCCTCCACTCAAAACTTTAATGTTACTGACTTTACCTTTAGAAATATTTTTAATTGTTACTTTTTGATTTAAATCATTTGGTAAATTGATATATGGATATCTAACATCTTTATCAAAGAAATTATATATGGTGGTATTTCTCTTATAATCACTGTTATTCAAATCAAAACCATCTTGATTTGAATTTTTTTCAGTATTAAATTTACTTGGGACTGAGAAATAATTGTCTCCAATTAGATATGGGAAAACTGGTCTTCTATAATCTCTAAAAGGACCACTGTCATCAGAAAGTTCACTTATTGTAGTAAAGTATGCATATGTTCCATTTGGAAATTCTGGTGTTACACAATATCTTCCATTATTTTCATCAAGAACACTATCATCGTCAACTCTATAATACGTATAATCCTCAATAAAATATCCTGCAGGATAATTTGGTGGTCTATTTGATTTTAAAGAGACCTCATTATAATATCCACTCTTCATTCTTACTGCTACACCACCTGAGTTTGCAGAATATCCATAAGGTCCATAGATAGGATTTCCATCATAGGACCATCCAATAATAGGAGAGTGGTTAGGAGAATCAATCTCAACCCTATTAAATGGAAGATCACTTGTTCCATATTTTTTACTACCTTCAGAATCGCTTGGTATTAACTTAGATCTTAAATATCTTGGGGCAAAAAGATGAGAATATTGAATACCAAAGTTTCCAAAACTTGAAAGAGTTAGAATACCATCATCTTTTTCTAATTTGTCTAATACATCTTCAAATAAATTAATTTTCCAAGATTGAAGATTTGCTTTGAATTTTGATTGTGAGAGAGATTCTGAAGATACTGCTCGAATGTTAGTATTGAGACTATTGTATCCTCTACCACCTTCAACTACAATAATTTTTTCAATTCTACCATCACTTCTAATAATTGAAGTTAGCACCGCACCTGTTCCATCACCATCTACGACAATATCTGGAGCAGAGGTAAAATTATTACCTCTATTTAAAACAATTGCTTCTGTTATGCTACCATTATTGATAATGGCGTTAATTTGAGTGCCTTGTCCAATAGAATATGTAATAATTGGGGTTCTTTCAAAATCTTGAATATTAGTTACCCCATACCCAACTCCGCCATTTGAAATATGAATATTATTAATAGAACCTAAGAATTGTGGTTGAAGTTCTGCAACAAATTCAGTACCAATAGCAGTTTGACCAGTTAAAATAACTTGAATTGGAGGATGATTAAAAATATGAGTTCCAATTCCAGTTGTGCTTATATTTACATATTCTTGTCTATCTGCAAATATATTGATAGTATTGCCAACACCTATTTCTGATAGGGTAAAACTGTCTTTATCCAATACTGTAGCAATATAGTCAGTATTTAATGAAAGACCTGCTAGTTGAGTATCTGTTCCACTAGCAACTCCCATATATTGGATTCTATCACCATTAGTATATCCATGATTAATACTATTGACACTATTTGTTGCTGTATTAATGCCTGTATGTTGACAGATTACTTTTTTATTTGAATATCCTTCTCCAGGTTCAATAATATTAATAGAATCTATTTGTCTTTTTTTAGTTAATGCTGTAAGGCTGTGGACTCCATTTCCGTATACCGTAAGTGATACGGTGTTTATTCCAGAAACAGCATCATTTCTGGTATTATACAATTTTAGATTATTAAGATCTTTTTTACCATCAACATCAAAAATTCCTATTGCATTGCCCATTTTTTCATGTTGTTGACATGCGTAGTACAGAGTTGAGGGCGCTGTATCATCAACTGTGATACTGATACTACGATTTGAGGCAGCTGCAAAACCACTTGCATATGCACTATATGTAACGTTTACTCCATCAAGAGTGTAAGTTACACCAGTCTCATATCTGTCATTACCGCCATAGGAACCTTCTACTGTGCTAAAGTATATGGCATGGGATGCAGATGATGCATTGTTTTGATTGAATATGTAAGTTTCACCGTGAATAAACTGTAAGTTAGGTGATTCTGATGTTGTATCATAATCGCCACCAATGATATAATATCCGTTTCCAGATCCTTGACCGAAGTAAGGATGACTTGATGTTTTATTAGCAACAGTTACTGAGTAAGTTATAGTTCTATCAATTAAACCGACAAAGTAAGTAGTATTTGTAGTTAAACCAGTAATTCCTAACTGGTCACTAGTTTGATAAACAACTTCTTCGTAATCTCTAAATTTATGATAAGTTGAAAAACCAATACTATTAATTGGATCTAGTTGAATAAATTTACTATCAAAATTAGCAGCATTATCTGTTGACTTCACGTTTACTAAAACTGAAGCACCACTACCATTACCACCAACTATTTTAATAGTCGGAGTACCTTCATAATCAAATCCTCTATTTACGATTTTAACTTTACTTAGAGAACCTGTGACACCGAGAAAACCACTAGCGTTCTTACCCCTTCCATTGTCTTCAATAACTAAATTGGGGGGATTAATAATATTAAATTGATTATCCGAAGAATTTACATCAATACTTTTGATTTCTCCATAATAGATATTATTTTTTGACTTATAGTTTAAAATTTCTACGCCATTTAACAAAATCCCAGTCATTCCAGGAAGAGTTTTTACTTTTTCTGAAGAACTTTCTAATGGTAAAGGAATTTCTCTCAATAATTTTTGATCTAGAAGATTTTTTTCATGAAACTCATGAAGTCTGACTTTATTATTTTTTACAGTGTTTTGTGCAAAAGTAACATATTTTTCAAAGAAAATATTTTCTTTACTTAATGCAAATTTTACAGTAAATTCATTAATTCTTTCAACATAGTAAATCCCTTCATTAAATAATTTACTTCCCTCGACCTCTTGTGTTACATAGTTAAAATTTTCATCAATAACTTTTTCTTCGGTTATTTCTGGATAATAATAAACTTTATCACCTGTTCTTAACTTATGCTCAGAATCAAATGTAACTTCAGTTCCTTCAAATGTTCCATTAATTTTTAAATCTATATCTGATATTGAAATTGCTTCTGAAGGTATTGAAGAAGATGCAATTAGTAAATCATTATTGTCATTTACATACACATTCTGGATATTTGATTGATAATCTACAATTTGTGGAAATGATGGGGATATGCCTTTTAAAATATTTTTTTTAAGTGTGTATATTCCTGTTACACTGAGTGTTTCATTAGTTCTAATATTTAAAGATTTTTCATTGATAACAGATAGAACTACTCCATCTACAGATTGTCCACTATTGTCGATTACTTGAATAGTATCATCTTTAAAAATATAATGATTATTGTTTAAATTTACGCGATATACCTTGTCTGCCGCATCGATACTGCTTAAAGAACCGATAGTAAATATTTTTTTATTATTATAAATCCAATCATTAAATTTAAAACCACTACCTTCAAAACCAAGAGTTTTAATTCTTGATGTACTACCTTTAATGTTATAAAGGGATTTGCTTGGGCTATTTACCGTTGAAATAATCGAAGATACATCGCATTGTACTGTTTTTCCGTTTATTGTCGCATATGCAAAAGTATCTCTATCTGTTATATTCTCTTCTTCTTCAATTTGTTTATAAATGTATCCAGCGTCTCTAAATTGATTAATCGTTTTGGATCCATAGTATAGTGTTCCTGATGAACCATCACTATACTTAAACGAAATATGTCCCGTATTTGCAAAACCAACTGTTGATTCTACATCTAGGTAAGATGCCCCAATAGATACTGGATTTACGAGTTTTGTTTTAGGAGTTACTTTAAAATCTCCATAAATCGCACCATCAAATGTAATATCTTTATTGTATCCAGCATCAATATCTAATCTATGATATACTTTAGAATCTTTTCCTAGAACTTTTTCTGAATAAGAAATAGGTGCATAAGATTTTGATGGATAATCTTGAAAAAGAGTAATATTTTGAATATCATCAAACTCACTTTCATTTGTAGTTGGATCTACAATAATACTTTCTACTTGATTAAATTGTGCATCAGAAGGTCTAAAAAGTAAATCTGCGGGATTTACTAATTCTACCTTTACACCATATAATGCTTTAAATAAAATTTTAAATGACTCTTCTGTTCCTTTTGAAGCGTAAAAACTTCTTACTTGCTTTAAAAAAGTATTTTGATTTACTTCAGAATAAAATTCTCTATCATCAAAACCAGTTGCAATTTCTTTTTTAGTCTTATTTAAAAATTCTGCCAGAAACAATACACTAAGATTTAAAACTTGAGCACCATTTGCATGAGTTTCTGCATTTGTTGATTCAAATAAAACTTCATCTGGAGAATTATTTTTAGAAAGTTCGCAAATTCCACTAAATCCCCTAATACAACCAGTAAAGGATCTGTCAGTTTTTCCTTTATATGTAATAATTTCATTATCAATTTTTAACAAACCATAAGAATCTGGAAATCCTGATGTGTCAATTACTTCAATTGTGCTATCTATGGTATTGATAGATTTTGAAATAGTATTGGAATATACCCTATTAGTAAAAGAATCAATTTTTAAATATCTATCAATGTTATTAATAAGATCAATTGGACCACCCTGATATTCCTGTCCTTTATAATACTCTTTTAAAAATTCAGTTATCAGAGGAAAATCAGACCTAACATAGTCAGGAACTTGACTTTTAACAATTGTGGAAAGTTGAACTCTTTTTGCTGTCATTTTAATTTAAGTATTAGTAACCGCTGCTGTAACCGCCGCCAGACGAACTTGACGATGAGGAAGAAGATGAAGAAGATGAAGAAGAAGATGAAGAAGATGATGAAGAGGAGGAGGAAGACGAAGACGTTGATGATGTAGAGGTTGTTGCAGGCGTCGTTGTAGGCGTCGTTGATGTGTTTGTTGATGAAGAAGCGCCCGTATTGTAAACGCTTGTTCCAGACGCATTAACTGCCCTTGCTCGTGCTTCTGAGAGAGGAGTTGATCCTGCTCTTCCACCAGACCTGACCAAATTACCATTAGCATAACTAGAGGACGATATATACGTAGAAGCAGAAGAATCAACTCCAGAAGAAATATCATCAACTACCATGTCAAAAACACTATTTCCAATGTCTAATTGTAAATATAAATCTTGCAATCCAATTACGTCATTAGATTTTGGTGTTGCAGAAATTTCAATAATAGGTTGACCATCACGTATTTTTCCTGAAATTATATTTACAGGATTCAAAGTTACAATTCCATTTACATAATCGACTGTACCAACATTTCTTTTTATAATCGTAGGATTTTGGGATGTTAATGTTGGTACAGTAAAGAAGAATAAATCTCCAGTTTGATTATTTAAGTTTGGTACATCGCCCAGATATAGAGTTTCTTGAATTCCACTAACAGTAAAACCTGATGATTTTATGTTGTATCCTTCAAGACTTTTTATATGAAATTGATTGCCAAACCCAATTGAGTATTCTGCAAAAGTGTTTAAAACAACTCTTAAATCTCTTCGTATACTAATAGTAGTTATATTAGATGTAATTGCCTGATTACTGTCGTCAATAATTCTTTGAAATTTGGAATATTTAAATCTTGCCCCATATTGATTTAATTCTGTAGATTCGCCATATTTTTGTATATTATTTTGTATAATAGAAGAAATTCGTTGAGAGGAAGGTGTTAAATTTGAGTTATAATAAACTTTTGAGTCAACTTCAACATACAAATACTTAAGATCAAGAATTTCTGTAAGAATTCCTGCTACAGCGTATCTTTTAAGTTCTTTTTTAATATTTTCTTTAATTAAATTTGGTAAAAAATCTCCAAATTTTGGTTTTATACTAATAAAAACTTTTCCATACTGTGGAGGAATTAATTCTTCCCCACCAAAAACTGAAATTGACTCAGTTTCGGTATAAATTTTTGATGGAATTAAAGTTTCATAATCTGAACTCGTAACTGCTCTATTTTGAGCAGCGAATGACCTTGGAGCAAATTTTTTGATAGATTCTACACTTTCAATGTTTTCTCCACCAGAAGAAGAAACACCGGTTGTTAATAATGAAACACCATCAGTTATATTATATTCAATAGCATTTCTTTGATAGGTGATTCTTCCGTTAAAAGTAAAATTGGAAACTCCATTACCACTATCACCGTTAGATCTGATATAATTTACTTCAATTTGATTACCATCTTGCAATTTTTGAGCAAAAATACCATCACCAAACAAAATTTCATATCTTTCATCTTCTACTTCTTGTAAAAAATACGATTTTGTGTATTTGTCAGCACCAAATAAGTTATCTTGTCTGGCATAACGTGTAGATGCAGTTGCAGTTTCACTATCTTTGACAAAAATATTCATCAAATCCACATCAATACCAGAATTTGGTAAAATAAACTTCTGATTATAGTTTCTGGAATTGTAAACGAATGATTGTGATATTAGTGGACCTTCATAAATTGGAATATTACTGAAAATTGCAATTCCATTAGAAACAGAAACTGTAATATCATCAATAATTGAAAAAATAAAAGAACTATTACCAAAATTTCCTGATGATGTTGCGACTGGACCACGCCTAAGCGTTAACGATACTGGCGAAGGGGTAACATTAGTAACATTTACGAAGAAACTAATAGTTGCTCTAGCAGATTTTCTTGATTTTGGTAAATATCCAATATTCCTTGCGATAGAAACTACATTTTCTCTCAATGTAGCACTATCAAGGAAGACTTCATTCGCTACCATGTTAGCGTTATATGAAGTAATGTATGTGTTATAAGCTAAAACGTCAAGTATAGACGATAGGTTAGAACCCTCAAAGTCATAATCCGTAAAATTGGAGTTTGCCTGAAGATAATCTTTGAGTGATTGTTTAACCTGATCGAAATCTAGGTTAGAAAAATTTGTTAATGACATTTTTACCTAGTTGCTTGCAAAATAAAACTTATCTGTTGGGGATCAATGTCTACTCCAACTATACTATAAGAAATTTCAACATCATAACCATTACCTTCAAAGTCAGGAACAACAATCACATCGAGAAGAAGGATTCTTGGTTCATATGTTTCTAATGAATATTTAATTTGGTCTTTAATTACTACTGCAGAAGTTTCATCCAATAGTTCAAAAAGAGACGCATTAATGTCTGTTCCAAAATCTGGATCAAACACTTTCTCACCAGGGACGGTAAAGATAATATTCCTCACAGAACGTGCAATTGCATTCTCATTTTTAAGGGCAATTAAGTCACTACTCAGGGGATTAACCTGAAATGTCATACTAATATCCTTAAATCCCCTACTAACCCTCTCTAAAGGCACTATAATACAGCAATTATGAGTTATTTATTAGGGAAGTTTGTAATTATGTCCAACGTTCATGAACTTCTTGGAGTTTTTGCTCCAATACACGCTGTTCTCTCACTTTCTTTAGATGTTTTTCACTTTCTACCTCTGTAATTAAGGTCATTCCATCCTGAATGAATGAATTTCCTTTATCTACAGAACCGTCAAGATGTTGTGGATGACTCATAATACGTTTTTTACTTATTTATTCTTGATCTAATGGTGCATCTTTAAATTTTATACTAAAACTACCAACATCATCATCATCATTTGCCCGTTCTTTTGCAGTCTTCCAGAAGTATTCATCCTCACGTCCCATACCAAGTCTGTCATTTCCATTCTCAACTTGATAATATTGAGTTGATACTTTGAAATCTGGCATTTTTGGATCAACCGGAGTTAAACTATTGTCGTAAATACGTAATCTATTGTTTGGATACAGTGCATATTGTCCATTTTCAAGTTCAATTAGATTATGTGACTTGTGTTCTGCAGGATTCTCACTAGTTGCATAGTCAACGTAGTCAGGATCATGATGATAATTATCAATAGTGCAAATATATGTTCCTTTTACATTGCCATGGTCGCGAGTATAACACTCAAAGTCCATACTTCCAATAAATTTCTTATCTACTGATACAACCCCGTAATCCATACAATTCCAAAATTGTAGGTTAGGTAGACTCATGTCAGGATTAGGCGTCTCAGGGTCGCTCACAAACGCGCTGATGGGCAATTTATCATACATTGCTGCATACTCTGGTAGATAAGTTTCAAAATAAAATGCACGACCCGGTATAGATTTAACTGTTACCCAAACACCTTTTACAAATTCACCCCATCCACTTTGATGATCAGTAAGATATTCTTTACGTACCCATACTTCCATGGAAGGAAGATTTGCAATTAGACATGCCATAATTATCAAGTTATATTTCTTTATCTATGCACAAAAAAAGGACCCGTAGGTCCCCTTCTATATTATCTTTTGCCTTGACCACGATAACGCTTCTTAGCACTATTACGACTCGTAGCACTTATTAAAGTGTTCTGAGAATTACCTTGACGAGTCTTTTTCGGTTTAGCTGGAATGTAATTTCCATCTTTCATCATTGCCATAATTAAAATCTCCTTTGACTAGCATTTTTATTTCCCATGACCATCATACCCGAGACGAGCAGAACGGTCAAGAGTATTACATACAGAAAACTTAGCATCAAATAATACGAGTCTTCTCGTGACCTACACGAATACGAGGGTCGCACCAGATTTCAAACCCTTTCTCCTTCGCATCCAAACAGAAACTTACATCCTCTCCACACATATCTTGCACACTCCCAGATTCAAATACTTGCATCTTCGGTGCAAACCATGGATACTCTAAATTCTCAAAGAC